TAGCCGTCACCCAAGTCTTCTTTTATGCTCAATTAATTTTCCCTGTTGATTGTGGTGCAAACATAAGCATACTTGTAATTTGTTCTTGAGTCAATCCCGCTGAACGAAATTCACCGGCGAGGTCAGCAACAGTGTGATGATTTGTGTTCTCTGCTTCGTGTGTGTTGTGGGCGTTGTCGACAGGCGCTGTGCTGCCGTCTTGTTTGCCAAACGATGTTAGGTATTCAACAATCTCCTGACGAGTGCCATTTTCTGCCATTGTCATGGGCATGCCGACACGAACTTCTCTGTTTATTACAGATAGGAGGTCTTCCGTAACAACAACTTCATCGCCGTCTTCAGAGGTAACAACTTCACCCAACTCAAATGTAATAAGGCCACTAAGTATCAATGTGTCACTAGGGGTGGCGACTGACCTTGTCATGATGTTGGACCAAACAACGTGAGACGCAGACTCAGGACCAATAACCTCCCCTGCCGCAGAAACAGCTTCGCTCAACTCAACGAGCAGCGCTGCTGTGAAATCATCAAATACTTCTTCTCGTTTTGTTAATAGCTCTTTTAACTTTGACATAAGATTATTTGTTCATACTCCATACTAGGTTTTGAGTCTCCATTAAAAGCAAGGCTGCAAACTTGTTGTCAGGCTTCTTACGAAGGTCTGTTTTCTTGTACCACACATTACGGACTTTTTCATCCATCTCCGTGGCGTATTTAACAACTTCTTCATACGTCCATAAACCATCACGGATGGCAAGAAGTTCTTCAGCGTCAGGACGCTTCACGATGATTTCACCGTCACGGAGAGCCTCTACACCCATACGTAGCAAACGAACAAGATGCATCGCGTGCTTTGTGTCATAGCCGAACTGTTCTTCCAGTTCGCCGCGAGCCTCGTTGCGATTCTTCTTCCAGCTCCAATACTGACTATGCTTCTCTTTAGCGAGCTTATATACGTCTCTGTTCCATTTTACAATCAATAACGGCTGGCCGTATTCTTCACGGTCATCGTCGAATTGATCATTCAGGCCGCCCTGGTCGTTCCACAACTGGTGTGTTGCGTCGCCATAACGATGGGCCATTGAATAATGCACACCGTAGATGCCATTCCCATAAGGGATTAATCGATAACCATCTCGGTATTCGTTCAAGTCAGGCTTTAGATTTTTGTCACCGCCAAAGTACTGAACCACACTCAAAAACTGATATGGCTTTGGTGACTCTTCAGGCTGTGGATTGTTGATCCACTTGTTATGACCTTTGATACGCTTCAGCTGCGACAAGGCATATCCACTGAAAGTGAATGCCAGTTTAGAGGACAACAGTTTGTGTCGGTTATCTCGAAGTAGGTCATATGCTGCTGTACGGAAGGTGATGTCTTTGTCATCGACCCACAGAGTCTCAACAACGTTTGGATTACAGTCCAAACACAGTCTCATGAAATGGGCCAACTCATAGAACATCGTATCCTCTTCTGTTACATCGGTGCTTTGACGAACCGGGAAGAACGGAGTACGAACATTGACAGGGTCGCCGCAGAAGATTCCACGGAAGGGTAATCATCGAGTTCTGTACCTTTCAAGTCGTGATGTGAAGGAGGGGCCATATCGAGCCCATCGCTGTACCCCTTATTGTACGCTTCTGTTTGCAATGCTTTCATGTTCTGCTTTCCTATTAACCACTGAATCAATTGTAACCGCCCACGGGAATGCGAGTTTAAATCTCTCCTCACAATCCAGGCAGAACGGCATATCCTGCAAAATGAGGTAAGGGACGTAAACAAATACGTCCGCTTCCTCATTACAGTTCTTACCTACACAATTATACAGATTTTCAGACAAAAGTCAATCTTCTTCTACGCCAAGTTTTGCAGCGCGACGTTTCTTGCCAGACACTTGTTTTTCAACAACTTCTTCAGCGCCAGCAGATACATCAATGAATGCCTTACTTTGGGCTTCACAAGCGACGAGGATGTCACCTGCGTGGTCAGCGATATCCTTTTCATACCAAGACTTTTCTTCGCCAGTAACTGCCCAACGAGAACCCTTCTTCTGCACAACACCCAATCCCTGAGCGACATCAGCCAGACCCGAATAGGGGTCCATGCCGTCTTCATATGGAACCATGATGGTGACAGTTTGGTAAGGCTTGGTGAAGCGAGTCTTGTAACCCTCACACTTCATGCGAATGCCTTTGACTTCACGAGAACCAGTATCCTTCAGTTTCAGTTTAGTCAGCATAACAATCTGAGATAGTGAATACTTAACAGCATCCTTAACCATCCATACACCTTCACCGTTCATGACATCCTGATTACGATATACCTGATCAGTTAGGACAATGGAGATGTTGGTGTTCTTGATGGCCTGAACGAAAGTACGAAGCATCTTCTTGAGCTGCTTGTTCTTCTGACCCTGGTCGCCCTTGATCTGGCCCTTGTCGAACTGATCTTGTTCGGTTTCAGTTAAAAGCATATCCAGGCTGTCGATACCAATAACAACTGTATCTTCAGCGCCAGATGCCTTGTAGCTCTTGATGAAGTTAGATACAACTCGAGTGACGTCTGGAATGGTGATTACAGGGATGTACATATAATCGTCGCCGTCGGTGTTGATGCCAATCGCCTGAGCGAATCCATCGTCGAAAGCGTTTTCGGAATCAATCACAACTGCAAGTGCACCAGCTTGTTGAGCATTGCGAAGGATATTACCCAACACAAAACTCTTACCAGCGCCGGAAGGACCAACAAGACCTGTAACACGACCCTGTGGAATACCCTTCATGAAGCTACCCGAAATGATTCGGTTTAGCACATGATTGCCTGTGGAAAACCAGTATGAAGGTGGCGTACTTGCACCCTCTTCGATGCCTATTTTATCTAGGTCTTTTTTGAAATCTTTTAAGAATTCCTTTGACATATTTTTCTCCTACAAAGAAAGGGTGTGAGAGGGATTGCTCCCTCTCACCTTTAACACACCTTTTATTCAGCTGCTTTGCTCTTGCGGCGGCTGCGGATCTTTGCTAGGATATCTTCAGCTTCGTCATCGAGTGGCTCTTCGGTTGTTGTCTCAGCAACAGGAGCGGCCTTAACAACAGGAATCTCTTCCTCGGCTGTCTCAGCAACAGGAGCTGTCTTGGTAGCAGTTGCCTGAACTGCGGCTGCGAAACCGTTACCCGCTGGCTTGGACTCTTCAAGAGGCGCGCCAGTTAGAGCAGCGTTTAGAAGAGCTTCAGTCTTCTCGATGCCTGGGTTTGCAGGTAGGAGTGTGGAAAGATCAACGATCTCTTCCTGAACCATTGCGATGGTATCGGCGTCGAGATCAGACTCACGACGTGCGAAGTTAGAACCCAAAGCATAGGTAGCGTACTCACCCTGAGCAGATTTGGTGATGTTGAAATCACAACCACCTTCATAGGCGTAAGGAACGTTCTCAAGATCACCCTTCTCGAATGCCTTCTTGATGATGTTGAAAATCTGGAAACCAAGGTTGATATAACGAACCTTGCCTTCGTGAGTCTCGCCGGTATCTTTATCAGCAGGTAGTGGATCATCCATAACAAGAATCTGGCCGATGTGCTGACGCTTCTTCCAGTACTTCTTGCCGTTTGCTTCGTCGTTGGCTTTGTAGTATGCCTGGGAAACTGCACAGATTGGGCAGTCTTCACCGTACATGCTTAGGCATGGGGTGCTGCGGCGATCGCCGTTAATGACGAGGTTATGCATAATCTTTTCAACCAAGAAGCCCATTGCATTCTCTTCGTTTGCATCAGGAAGGAAACGCACAGTTGCCTGGTTGTCCATATCCATGGAATAAAATGGGTAGTAGTTGTTTGTGAAGTTACCGGTGGTACGTTCAGGGGTTGAAAATGCGCTTTGTAGATCTTTTAGACTTTTTTTCATGACTATTCTCCTATCTAAGTTCTTGTCATATTATAATTATAGTTTGTCTATTATTATCTGGAGTAGCACTTGATGTGCCTTATCGACGCTCCTCGCCGAACCAGATGACAAAAGCATATATCACTTTGGTGCTCTTGTCAACTGCTTCTGTATTTATACTCATATAGCAACTGGTACCCAAATTTCTCCAATGTTGCGAATGGGGCCATTGTCCTTTTTTTGAACCAATTTAATGCCAGCATCTTCATATGATTTTTCCCAAGTCTCATATGTTCCAACCAATTGATGCGGACGTAAACGACTGTTTTCTTCAGAGGTGGTATGATGAACCTGACGGAACACATCCGCAAATCGCCGCAACATATCCATCTCAATGCCTCGGTTGAAAAATATGTATTCCAATAACACATGACCCGCCCACTGACGAGGGTGGAAATGTTCGGGGCATGGTTCGCCGCCCTGTTCCAACAACGCTTCGGACACATACCCTGTAAAAATAATTGGAAGATCATATAAGGCAGAAGCAAGGTCCCGAGCGTGTATGTTGAGTTCGTCGCGAGGGATTTCATGAGCATGCAACCACAACCAATGATACTTCCGATGTTGGGCTTTCAGTCGGGTTGTTATTCTTTCATTCTGCTCAGCCTGCCTGATAGCGGCGTTTCTTGCCTTCTTCAGATCGTCGTTGTGTTTCTTGGTTAACCTTTTAATGATACGGTCTGCTTGTTTAATCAAACTTACCTTTTTAGCCTCTTCCTCTCTAATGCGTTGCTTTTCCCTAGTCACTGCCTTGCGTTCTTCCGCTCGTTTTGCTTTCAAGATTGGGTCCATTGC